TACTATCTGCGGCAAATTTATCCAACAATTCATTTAATAAATCTAAGCCAGTTGAGAGCATAAAAGCATCTGGAACTTCGGCTACTCCCAACTCGCCTAATAAATAAAGTGAATTAATAATGACATCATTTGTCGTCCTGATAACTTGCGGCATCCATGCCTCCAAAGCTATTTAGCTTGGTTTTAGCAAAATAAAATTAATATTTGCGTAAATCCTGCAAATTAGCTCTGCATTTCATCCGGTTTTTGACGGATTGGAAATGCTTCATGATCGATGCCTTTCGTAATATCTTTGGCTAGTCTTTGAGCATGTTCGCCATTATTCATCATGCAAGCATCAAATTTATAAAAGCGATCTTCCATTTTAGGTGGACGACCAGCATATTTTTTCGTTTTAGCTTCTTCAGCTTTAACAAAACTATTTGATTCACGATGTTGAGATTCCCCCATCCTTTGACGATTGTTTGATATTTCTGCCTCTTTCCCGCCTCTGAGAGTGTAGTCTCTGTTTTTCGAGTAGCTCATTTTGAGATTCCTTAAATTTTTGTGCATCCGTGGGATGTTTAAACCATTCACCAGTTTTGAGTAGTCTTTGATATTCATCATCATTGACTACTCGCATTGGATAATTTGGATGATAAATGCAATTAACCATCTTCATTCCTTATGACAGCAATTTAACGGCATATTGTGGATGCCATTTAAACCCACAAAGAATGTCCAAACGCATGAAGTTCTGATAACCCAAAATATCTCCAGTCTGAGTCACAGCAAGTGAAAGACCAGTTTCCGGATCAACGGCAACCGATGCGTAGGGCACTTGGAGTTTATAAAGGGGGGGACAGACGATATCTAATGCGCGAGCTGGATAGGCCACATTCACATTGTATGATCCAACAACGGTAACAACTGCGCCGTTTGGAATTGGGATATCAACATTCTGCAATGGATTTGACGTATCGCTGATAATCACTGGACTAACAGTAAGTGTTAATGCACCACCTGCACTTGAATTAGCAGCAGCGGTAATAACAAATTGCATGTTTTGACCACTAGATTGACGTGATAGCGGATTAACACTATGAACGCCAGCAATAGAGATTAAATCACCTGGTAAAAAGTAATTTGCAATATTGATAGTAGCGCCAGAAAGGACAAGGGTATTTCCCGATGAAACTGCACCATTAACCAATAAAACATCAGCAGGATGTAATAATGGGCCAGCACCGGCTATATGGTTAACAATATTCTGAGACTGGAAGACATCAAAATATGATAAGTGGCCGATTGCTGATTGACGGACAATGTCTTCATTAAATACTGGAGTGAACTGATTTAATAATGCACCTTTTAATGCTGACCCATCACGGACAGTCATGGCAAGATAAGCATCAGATGATATATTTACACCCATTTCTAATAACTTGGCGCCTGCTAAATCAACTGATGTGTAAGAATTTATCGGTGTTCCTGCTAAGCCTTGATATAGATAAAGTTCTTGTTCAGCATCGCGGCCTATATCTATTTCCATCTGCGAGATAATGTCTTGGATAGCTGGTTGAATGAATAATCGGGAGAAATCTTCAATACGCAGGGTTAAATCTTGGATAGTGTAAGCAATTAACGCATGGTATTGGTGGGCAACGACGATATTTTCCACAGTTTCAATGATGTTTTGAGGTACTGCGGTTGAACCATCGCCAATAATAAAGTTGTTCTGTCTACGAACTTGTAAGGTGTCACCGATCTTGTATCCCGCAGATTGGAAGTCATCCTGATAAATCCTTGATCCAGTCATGACAAAAGGGGCATTGTTCGCAAACATAGCGAGCGCAGTGTTGCTCACGAGTTGCGTGTTAATAAATTGGTTTGGCATTTTAGAGCTCCATTAATTCCGTTTAATGGACGAGTGCTCTATCTAGTCGTTTTGCTCGACTTCCACTCGCCCGATTTCATTCGGCGTCTGATTTCAGATGCCGGTGTGTTGTCGGTAATAGAGGTCGTTGAAATTGGATTATTTTTGATTTGTCCGATGGTTTTAGCTTCTTTAACTCCGCCATTTGATCCACCACCAGCAACCAAAGCATGAGACAATTTCACGATCTCTTTTGCTTGTTCTAATGGGTGGAGTTGTGAGATACGGCGTAACGCGTCTTTATCTTTGCCAAGTTTATAGAGCACATCAGCTGGGTTTGGGATCATGAGCGCTGCATCACGCATTGCTGATGTAAATGGGGAATCATTCCCACGAACTACATCATCAAAATCTTCATATCTATCAGCACCTTTATTTAGATCATTGTCTAAATTCTCGTATTGCCGATAAACATGTTGCATTTGCTCTTGCTCACGCTGCTTGCGCGCTTGCGCTTCCTGCGCTTGCAACGCCGCTGCGACTGCCCGCTGGATTTGCTCATCATTCGTATGTTGATAGTTTCCTTCAGCATCCGAATAACCTTGTTGGTTAGGTTGTGCATTAGGATGGTTCATTTGAGCATTTATGGCCTGCATTTCAGCCCTAAGTGCCCTAAGTTCTCGCGAGTGTCTTTTCTCTTGTCTTCCCAGACGTTCCCTGACACCTTTTGGAAGATCAGTGGTTTCCCCTGAGTTTCCATCGCCCTGCATATGAGGAGAACTAATTGCCTCAGTTTCCGCCTCAAGTCTAGCTTCCGTGGGCGCGCTTACTCCTAATGATTCCATGTCACCAACTGGACTTTCATTGTCCAGGCGATCTTGAGCGTTATCCATAACTTACTCCACACGGCAGAATTATTTGCCCCAGAGATAGACTTTGTGTTGTCTTTAAAAAGCGGCCCTCTGTTTAGCCCCAGTTAATTCCATTAACTGTATAAATAGTAAGTTAATCCTTAATATGTGTTTATGAAAGCCCTACGGGTAGTGTATTTAAGAAGGAAGAAAGAGGGGACAAACCGTCCGGATTTATCCCTCTATCCATTACAGGGAGTAATAAGGAGAGTACAACAATCATAACAATGCATTTTCATATTAGTACTATTTCTCAGGATTATGCAACTTCCCTTTATGTTCATGAGGATTTTCATGTTTGTGCAAATCTGCAAGTATTTTAGTCAACTCAATCCCATGAGAAGCCGTATGTTTTTTATGATCCAAATCATGGGTAATAGCTGATTTCATAATATTAGCTTGATGATCGAATATATTTAATTGGTTAGCAGCTTTTGCTTTTTCAGCATCTAATATTAATTGCTGTTTTTCTAATTGCAGTTTCTCTTCCTTCAACTTTAATTCCTGAGCTTTCATTTTAATTTCAGCTTGCATCATTTCAGCTTGAGGATTTGGTTTGGGTGGTGGTGGTTCTTTTCCTTGTTCTTTAGCTAATATTTCCGGTGGAACAATAGATTGGAATCTCTCTTTAATCTGTGGCATAAATTGTACATCAAGATTAGCGGCCCATAGATCAGCAATAAGTGGGAATGCTTGTGGGAATGCTTGTAATGTTTGCTGAAACATCTCAAGTGCTACTTCTTTCTGTACTGCAAATGATGGGCCCGTATCAATCTCAATATCATATTCGCCAGGGGATAATTCATTCTGTATTGTTCCATCAGGCATTTTCTTATTGAGCGTTACATATTCGGTGCGCCCATCTTTCTTACTAATAACAACTGTTCTTTCATCGCCACCATATACCGTTGGCAATAAATCCAGCACACATCTTCCTGATTGTTCAATGGCTTGATTTAAATTATCAAAGAAGACATAAGCTGACATCGAGCCTTCTAACTTCCTCTCGCGCCTGGCCTTACCAGAGATATCCCGACCCTGTAAAGCCTCTTGTTCGCTAAAACCCAGGATTTCCCTGATATCTTGCGTTCCTCTTTGGAAATTTTGTATAAGTTGAGGGGATAAATCCCATGGAGCTTGTTTGGTAGGCATAGCTCCCGTCTTAGGGTCAGGCTTTGCTCGTAATATACCCATTTGTAATTCCGGGTTACGCCAGTCTTGCTCATAGCCAGTAATATTATCCGGAGTACCAAGCCATTGCTCTCGGCGACGGTTTTTAATTTCTGCAGCGATTTCTGACCCAACATAGTTAATAAACTTTTGCGCATCGCGCGCTTCGTGTATAAAGGATTTAGTGTATTGTCTACCTTCAATGAAATATGAGTCTCCATCAACAAAGATGATAGGTAAATGACGAGATGGCCATTCAGTGAAATCTATAATTCTATCTTTGGTTAAACGATAATGCATTAAACGATAATCTTGACTCTGACGCTCACCAACTATTTTAGGCATCATTGATAAAATTACTTTTTCAGCTTCAGATCCTCTTACTAATTCATGTTTGATTTTATAATCTTCTTGGATTTTATCCCATTCCTCAACTGTTGCTGTTGTTCCATCAGATAATTTATATATTAAGAGTGGAAACCATTCTTTAACATAGTAATCAGCGACGACAACCATATCTCTGGTTTCCCATTGGAAGTCCAATAGGTAATAAGGGTCAGTATAACTGACAGGGTTATGGATATAAGGATATGTTGCAGAAAACTCTTCCTTTGAGAAAAGATATTGCCTACACGCAAAATTACCATCACCCTTGTGCGGTTTAGTAGCCGATGGATCAAAGGCTGTTCGTGTGGGATCATTGATTGCCCTATAACGTAATATATGATTGAATGAACGCGGTGATTCATAATCTCTTTCAATTTGAAATGCACCAAAACCCATCATAAGGGCCGATTTAAATGCTGTTTGATATACTAAATCATTTTGCGATTGATATGATATCGTCCGGACGAGGTCAGCGCGTAGGTTTATCTGTTCTTGTGTTGCTTTGCCTGTTAGCGATCTTACTATTAGGTCGGGTTTGTTTTTCCGTTGTTCACCTGCTATTTTCTTAGTATCAGGATATATCTTGTTAAATGTCATTGCAGGTTTAAAGAGTCTTGTAAATTCACTACGCTCAATTGCAGTCCATTGATCACGTAAAACAAAATTCATATCATCTTTACCACGGACGATATTTTCATTCCAATATCCATTCCAGGTGTTTAAATTCTTATGTGCTTCACCTAATACTTCATTTTCATTGATACCTTCTTCAGAAAGCATATCAATGCGTCTTTCATCCATTTCATTAATTTCATCCTGGGATAAACCAGGATTTTCATAATTTTCCATAATTCACATCCTTGTGAATAATTTAAACCACTAAACTGGCCCACGTTCTACCAGTTTTGATGTGTGATATATAAGATTCGTTTATATTGATTTTTCTAGCAATATCTCGTGCTCTCATACCTTGCTGTAATAAAATTTTAACTTGTTTTATTGTATCTTCACTATGCTTTGCATTAGGATTATTAATCCCTTGTCTTTGACCATTCCACGATTTCCCTATCATTCCACAACTATGATTGCTTATATTTTTATACTGACATTTCCTTGAACAAAAATATCCTCCTTCCTGGCCTGTATTCCTTTTGCATTTATTCATATCAGCACGAGATGCATAAAAAAATGAATCACATTCAATACACCTCCGAGGGACATTATGAGATGCACGAGTTTTCTGCCTAATAGTTC